GACGCCGCCCAGCAGCGGCTGGTCCGGGTGAAGGCTCAATGCTGGCCGATCAGCACCCTGGAGTCGCTGCCTACCCTGGCGGCGGCAGTGATCAGCGAGATCGCCAAGCGGCCGCACTGCGCGGCCTGCGAGTGCAGGGGCCAGGCTATGGTTGGGGAGCTGCTGGTGCCGTGCAAGGTGTGCGGTGGGTCGGGGCTCGGGCCTGTCAGTGACCGCCGCCGGGCTGCCGCGATCGGACGCGATGAGTCGACCTACCGGACGAAGTGGCGCGGGGTCTACGAGTGGCTGCTACGGAGGATGACCGAGGCGGAGCAGGAGGCCGCCTGGGCGCTTATGATCGCGCTTGGGAAAGGACAATCAACGGCGGCGTGATCATGGATAGCAAGAAGCGTAGAAGACTCTGGGCGGCAGTCCTTGTTGTTGGTGCTGTATGGGCATTTCTCCGGAGACCTACAGTAACGTTAGCCATCGTCTATGCGCTGTACTGCTATTCCGAACGACTCTTCGGTGTGGCGCCACTGAAAATGTATGAGCTTGGCGAGATCGTCGCGTCGAAACCAGAGGCGGCCTTGGCGGCCGCCGGCACTGTCGTGGCGGTGGCCTCCATGCTCGCATTCAAGCGGGTAAAGCGATTGGATCTGGAGCTTGCCGCTGCGGCAGACATATCGCTGGTCTTGAAAGACGGTATGGACATGATGACGAGGTTGCGGGGATTCGCAACCGGCGTGTACGAAGTTCGCCAGTTGCTTCTTCCCTTTGACCCGGAATGCCAAATGGAGCCGGAAGAGGCGCGCCGACGGATGGACGAGATCATGGCGAGGTGGACTGTTCTGCACGCAAAGGTCCCACAGCTGCGAACGGACCAGTCTGAGATGTGGCAGCTCAGCAGTCGGATACTGGATATTGAGCGGCAGCATGGCGTAGTGATCAGGGCAAGGATGCTGGCTCCTTACGCCCTGAGCAAAGCTCAGCCACTGGCCCTCCAAATGGCAGAGAAGGCTGGCTTTCACCTTCCAGCCGAACAGGATAGCGTCGGATTCTACTTGGACTGCCTCGAAGTGTATGGCGGCATTTCAATCCCTGAGTTCTTGGAGGCAGACGAAAAGGTATGGACAATGTTTCTGGAATGGATGGGCGCGGCATCCGCCATCGGGTCATCGTCGATTGCATTACCTTCTGCGGTAACTGCCGCGAGGACGGCATGGACGATCGCGAGGCTGCGGGATTGATGCTCCCGCACATCTAGGGGTAAATTCACTACCATCGCGCACGACCCGACCCCGGCCACCCAGCCGGGGTTTTCATTTTCGGACCCGTCATGATCCTGACCGCCTCGACAATCCAGCAGGCGGTCGGCTGCAGTGCCGCCGTTGCCGCTCAGTGGGCTCAGCCCCTGACCGACGCCTGCACGGCGTTCGGCATCAATACCCCCAAAAGGGTGGCGGCGTTCCTGGCGCAGGTCGGGCACGAGTCGGCGAGCCTTACCCGGACCGTCGAGAACCTGAACTACGGGGCGCAGGGCATGGCCGACACGTGGCCCAGCCGCTACGCCGTTGAGCCCAAGGCCAAGCCGAGGAAGCCGAACGACCTGGCGCGCGCGCTGGAACGGAAGCCGGTTGCGATCGGCAACAACGCCTACGCCAATCGGCTTGGCAACGGCTCGGAGTCGAGTGGCGATGGCTACCGCTATCGCGGCCGTGGTCCCATCCAGAACACCGGCCGAGCCAACTACGCGGCCATCCGCGACGCTCTACGGGCGAAGGGCATCAAGGGCGTCCCTGACTTCGAGGCCAAACCCGAGGAGCTGGAGCAGCCGAAGTGGGGTGCCTTGGCAGCAGCGACGTTCTGGGATTCTCGGAATCTCAACAAGCTGGCGGACGCGGGCCGATTCGACGAGATCACGGCCCGGGTTAACGGTGGCCAGAATGGCGCGGCTGACCGGCGTTCGCGGTACTACCGCGCGCTGAAGGCGCTGTCCGCATGACGTCGAAGAAGAAGGGTGCCAAGTTGTCGCCGGTCAACCAGCTGCAGGGCGTGCTGGTGGTGCTGGAGAGTCAGAAAGCCAAAAGCCCCACGGCCGAGCTGCTGCTGGCAATCCGCGAGATGGTCAGCGATGCGCTCGCCGTGCTGCAGGAGCCTGACCCGACCAAGCAGCGAATCGCATTCGTGCTGCTGGCAGTTCAGCAATCCACCCAGGTTGCCATCAAGGAAGTGCGAGGCAAGCGCCTCACTCGCGTAACCATCATCGACCAGCAGCTCTACCACTGGGCGCTGGAGGAAATTCACTCACTGGCAGGTGCCGCATGACCTTCGCGACCCCCAACATCGGCGCCGCGCGCGTCGGCATCGCCGTGCTGGTGCTGTTCTTGCTTGGGATGGCCATGGCCGCCCTTATCGCAGTGGCCATCCCGCCGGAGAACAAGGACTCGTTCGGCATGCTGATCGGCGGCTTGAACAACGCGACCGGCATGGTCATCGGCTACTTCTTCGGAATGACCCGCAAGGGTCCGGGCGCCTGAAATGAACCGTATCGCCATCTATCTGCTGGTGTTCGTCGCCTGGTCTGCTGGCATGTTCGGCGCAGGCTGGGCCTGGCGCGGTGACCGGGCCGAGACCGTGGACGCCCGGCAGCTTGCCAGCGTCGGCGCCGCCCAGGTCGAGCAGATCACCCAGACCCGTGCCGTAGAGCACAGCCAGGCCGAGGCGCTGGCCACCATCGGAGCCAAGCATGAAGAAGACCGCACCGCGGCCACGGCCGTCCCTGCTGCTGTTGCTGCTGGTCTGCGCGATGGCAGCCTCCAGCTGCGCGACGACCTCGCCACCTGCAACACCGCTCGCCTGTCCCAAGCCGTCGCCGGCGCCGTCGAACGTGACCAGGCAGCCCAACTACGAACAGAGGTCGCGGGCGCTCTTGTTCAAATCGGACGCGACGCAGACGACCACGTCCGCGCCTGCCAAGCCGTCATCGCAGCAGACCGTGCCGAGGTGATGCGATGAGCCTGCACGACCGGCTGCGTCGGATAGAACTGCAGCAGGAAGAGCAGCGCCAGGACACCGCCCGGCTCGAAGAGAAGGTCGACGCCCTCTTGGCGGCACTGGCAGCTGAGGGAGAGGAAGGGCAGGAGGAGCCAGCCCGCAGCCTGGACGGTGAGGCGGTGCCCGGCGAGCGCGACCAGTCGCAGAGTCTCGGCTGATGCCAGGGTTCCCGAATCGCCATCGGCCGATGCCTAAGCTTGCGCCCGTGCACGTTGCTCAGTCGGCCCCTGAGAACTACGGCAAAGGGCGAGGCGGCCGACCCTGGCGCCGCAAGCGCGATGCGGTGATGGCTCGTGACCTGTACCTCTGCCAGCCGTGCCGCGCTGCTGGTCGCATCCGCCAGGCAGAAGAGGTTGACCACGTTGTGCCGCAGGCGGAAGGCGGCACCGATGCCCTGGACAACCTGCAGGCGATCTGCTGCGAGTGCCACGGCGCGAAGACCAAGGCAGAGGCAGCGCGAGGCGCGAATCGTTCTCATCCGTACCTCTCGAAGCGATGAATGCGATCGATTTGCATCACATGCCCCGGGGGGAGGGGAGAAAGTTCGAAGCGTTCCCCTCGGACACCGGCCGCTCAGTCGTTTTTTTGCACCGTCAATTCAGAAAATTCAGTTTTTGAGGCCCGTCTATGTCCCGCCCCCGCAAGCCGACAGCGCTGAAGGTGGTGGCCGGCACCGACCGGCCTGACCGCGAAGCGCCTGCCGCCGCCGAGCTACCCCTGGTGTCCGATGTGCCACCGGCACCGGACTGGATGCCCAACGCACACGCACGTAAGGAATGGGAGCGCTTAGCCCCAATCCTCCACGCAAACAAGCTCCTGACCGAGGCCGGCCTGTCGGCTCTCGGCCAGCTCTGCGCTCTTCATGGAAAGACCGTCCAGCTGTACGCCGCCGGCGAGGCGCCGGTTGCATCGATGGTTGCCCAGCTGCGTGGACTGATGAACGACTTCGGCCTGACGCCAGTGGCGCAGGGAAAGGTGAAACCGAATGGCGACACGGAAAAGCCGGGCAACGCGTTCGCCGCGCTCGGAAAGCCCCGCGCCGCCGGAAAATGACCACGTCGATGTCGCGATCAGGTATGCGAAGGCGGCCGCGGCAGATAGGGGAGGGAGGTTCGGCCGGCTGATCAAGCTGGCAGCGAAACGGTTCCTGGACGATCTGAAGCGCGCAAAGAAGAAGGGTGCGCCGTTCTCCTTCTCGCGCGATCACGCCAATCACGCCTGCAGCTGGATCGAACTGCTCCCGCACGTGGAAGGCAAGTGGGAGACGCCGGAGATCCGGCTTCACCCGTCGCACGTCTGGTTCGTGGTTCAGCTGTTCGGGTTCCGCAAGCCCGATGGAACCCGCCGCTTCACGTCCGCACTGTTCGCGGTCGCGCGCAAGAACGCGAAGTCGACGCTGTCGGCCGCCATCCTGCTCTACTGCGAATGCTGTGAAGAGGAAGAGGGTGCGCAGGTCATTTCCGCGGCTACCACTGGCAGCCAGGCGCGCATCATCTTCAACGTGGCCAAGCGGATGGTCGAGAAGAAGGCCGATCTGCGGGAGGCCTACGGGCTGGAGTGCTGGGCCAACGCGATCAGCCGGGTCGAGACCGGCGCGACGTTCAAGCCGATCAACGCCAAGGCATCGACTCAGGACGGTCTGAACCCGTCCCACGTTGGTCTCGACGAGATCCATGCGCACAAGACCCCCGATCTGCTGAACGTGTTGCAGTCGGCGGCCGGTGCGCGCCGGAACCCTCTGTGGTTGTTCACGACCACAGAGGGGTACGCGAACCCAGGGCCCTGGTCGGAAATTCGCCAGTTCGCCACGCAGCTGTTGGAAGGGGTGTTCGGCGATGCCGCCGACCACTTCTTGGCGATCTTCTTTGCAGTGGACAAGGACGACGGGGACTTCGACGAGAAGGCCTGGCACAAGGCCAACCCGTTGATGGACGTGAACCCCCACTTGCTGGCGGCAATCAGGAAGGAGTCGATCGAGGCGAAGGCGATGCCTTCGAAGCTCGCTGAGTTCCAGATCAAGCGGCTGAACCGGCCCGCCGCAGCGGCAAACGGCTTCATCCTTCTTCCGAAGTGGAACGCCTGCCATGGCGTTGTCGATCTGGCCGCGCTGAAGGACGTTCCCTGCTGGGGTGGGCTGGACCTGGCCAGCACTCGCGACCTTGCATCGCTGCGGCTGGTCTGGCGCTTGGATGACAAGATCATCACCTGGGGACGCCGCTGGGTGCCGGAATCGGCAGTGGCGCAGCGCACCGAGCGCGGCACTGTCCCGTATGCGGGCTGGGTAGCGGCCGGGCTGCTTGAGCAGACCGAGGGCGAGGTCACCGACTACGCGGTGATTGAGCAGGCCATCCTGGATGTCCACGAGCGATTCAACCTGCAGTCCCTGGCGTTCGACCGCTGGAATGCGACCGAGATGGTCAGCCGGCTGGTAGCCGCAGAGGTGCCGCTGGTTGAGTTCATCCAAGGGACGAAGTCCTACCACCCTGCGATGGTCGAGCTGGAGCGCGCCTACATCGGAAAGCGGCTGGTGCACGACGGCGACCCTGTGTTGGCCTGGTGCGCGGCCAACCTGGTCGCTCGCAAGGACGTAAACCTGAACATGGCGCCGGACAAGCGCCGCTCCGCCGACAAGATCGACGACATGACCGCGTTGCTGATGGCCCTCGGTGTGAGTTTGACCACCAGCACCGAGCAGCCGATCGATGATTTCCTCAATAGCCCGGTGATCGGATGAAAATGATGAAGAAGCCAGGGCGCCTGCGCGCTGCAGCGCTTAAGTGGCTCGGCGTCCCGATCCATCTTACTGACAGCGACTTCTGGGCGGAGTTCTTTGGATCGAGCTCGGCGGCCGGTGTGCCGGTGAATCATCAAACCGTGCTGAAGCTTTCGGCCGTCTGGTCCTGTGTTCGGTTGATATCGGAGACTATTTCGACGCTCCCGCTCTCGATGTACGAGAAGACGAGTAGCGGTAAGAGAGTGGCGAGCCAGCACCCGCTGCAGTTCATCCTTCACGATCAGCCAAATGCAGACACGACCGCAGCAGTACATTGGGAGGCGAGCGTGGCGGCCATGTTGCTCCGCGGTAACGCGCGCTGCGAAAAGCTGATGATGGGCGGTCGGTTGGTGGGCCTGCAGTTCCTGCATCCTGATCGGCTGACCTGGTTTCGGCGCGACGGGGTCAAGGTGTGGAGGTATACCGACGAGAACGGCCTCCAGCGGGAGATCCCGAACGATCGCATTTGGGGGATACCCGGGTTCTCCCTGGACGGTGTGGAGGGCGTCTCTGTCATTGGTTACGGTGCAGAGGTATTCGGCGCCGCCATCGGCGCTGACATGGCGGCAAGCTCAACGTTCTCCAAGGGGCTGATGCCGACCACTGCTATTTCCTACCCGAACACGCTTAAGCCCGAACAGCGGAAAGAGGCGAGGGAAACCCTGGAAACGCTCAGTGGGGCCGTGAATGCTGGGAGACCAGTCATTCTGGAAGCGGGGTCTGATATCAAGACGATTGGTATCAACCCGGCCGACGCCCAGCTGCTCGAATCACGCGCGTTTTCGGTAGAGGAAATCTGTCGCTGGTTCCGTGTTCCTCCGTTCATGGTTGGCCACGCCGAGAAGTCGACCAGTTGGGGCACCGGAATCGAGCAGCAGATGATCGGTTTTCTGACATTCACGCTTGGCCCTTGGCTTCGCCGGATTGAACAGGCGATCAGCAAGGACCTTCTGACGCCATCAGAGCGCACCCGGTTTTACCCCAAGTTCGCAGTCGAAGGGCTTCTGCGCGCCGACAGCGCTGGGCGCGCTTCCTTCTACGCGGCCATGGTGAACAACGGCATCCTGACCCGCGACGAAGTGCGCGAGCTAGAGGATCGCGAACCTATGGGTGGAAACGCCGCGGTGCTGACGGTGCAGACCGCTCTCGCACCGCTGGACAAGCTTGGCTTGGCCGAAGACGGCAATGCTGCCCGCGCATCGATGCGCGCATTTCTCGGCGTTCCCGACGCCACCAGCAAGGAGTAATCGATGACCATCCGTGCAACCCCGGGCGTTCCCAGAGGACGGCCGCAGATGGATGTGCGCAGCTACATCGCGCCGGCGGCCTTTGATCGTTGGGATTCCAGCATCCGCGCTGCAGCTGATGAGCAGGACGACCGGACCATCGGCATCTACGACGTGATCGGCGAGGACTGGTGGACCGGTGGCGGCTTCACGGCGAAGCGCATGTCTGCGGCCCTGCGCTCGCTTGGTAAGGGGCCGGTGACCGTCGCCATCAACTCGCCGGGCGGCGACATGTTCGAAGGCTTGGCCATGTATTCGATGCTTCGCGAGCATCCTGGCGAGGTCACCGTAAAGGTGATGGGAATTGCTGCGTCGGCTGCTTCGATCGTCGGTATGGCCGGTGACAAGATCCAGATCGCCAGGGCTGGATTCTTGATGATCCATAACTGCTGGCTTCTGGCGGCCGGCAACCGTCACGAGCTTCGCGAGATCGCAGACCAGCTCGAGCCATTCGACTTGGCCATGGCCGACGTGTACGCAGCCAGGACCGGCAAAGACGTCAAAGCCATGCAAAAGCTGATGGATCGAGAGTCGTACATCGGCGGCAGTACTGCCGTTTCCCAAGGCTTCGCTGATTCACTGCTCGATTCCGATGAGATTGGCAAGGCCGACGACGGCAAGAACGCCTCTGCGGTGCGCCGTATGGAGGCCGCCCTGCGGGCCTCTGGCATGCCCAAGTCGGAGGCGATGCGTCTGATCAGCCAGTTCAAGTCCAGCGCGGGTGATCCCGCTGGCAGCGGTGAGGGCGAGCCCACCGAACACGGTCAGCGCGACGCTGCCGGCTTCACGACCACTGCGGCGCTTGCCGCCAACCTCACCACCATCCTGTAAGGAGAGCCTCAATGGCCCAGATCGACGACGACATCAAGAACATCAACGCCAGCCTCGGGCAGGTGAATGAGCAGCTGAAGAAGCACGCTGAGCAGGCCAAGGCCGATATCAACGCGCATGCGAAGCTGTCCGAAGAAACCAAGGCTAAGGTCGACCAGCTGTTGGTCACCCAGGGCGAGCTGCAGGCCAACCTGCAGGCTGCCCAGCAGGTCATCGCCAAGCTGGAGCAGGGCGGCGGCGTGCCGGCCAAGGCGCTGACCATCGGCGAAGTGGTTTCCGCGTCCGATGCCTGCAAGAATTTCAACCCGGGCATGCAGGGCAGTTTCACCGTCAAGGCGGCTATCACCCGCGACGACGCCTCGGCCGGCACTCTGATCCAGCCCCAGCGCGTTCCGGGCATCGTGGCGACCCCGAACCAGCGCCTGTTCCTGCGCGACCTGCTGACCTGGGGCACCACCACCTCGGACAGCATCGAATACGTGCGCGAGACCGGATTCACCAACAACGCCGACGTGGTGGCCGAGAGTCCGACCAATCCGAAGCCGGAGTCGGATCTGGCGTTCGAGCTGGACTCGGCCAAGATCACCACCATCGCCCACTGGATCCGCGCGTCCAAGCAGGTGCTGCGTGATGCGGGCCAGCTTCAGGCCTACATCAATGGCCGCCTGATGTACGGCCTGAAGCTGAAGGAAGAAGCGCAGCTGCTGAAGGGTTCGGGCGTCGGTCTGAACATCAATGGCCTCTACACCCAGGCCACGGCCTATGCGAACCCGGGTGTGACCGTGCAGAACGAGACGGCCATCGATCGTCTGCGCATTGCCATGCTGCAGGTGACCCTGGCCGAGTACGAAGCCGATGGCATCGTGCTGAACCCGATCGACTGGACCACCATCGAGCTGTCGAAGACCACCGAGAACGCCTACCTGTTCGCCACGCCGCGTGGCCTGGCTGTCCCCGGTCTGTGGGCGCGCCCGGTCGTGGCAACCAAGGCCATGGATCTGGGCGACTTCTTGACCGGTGCCTTCAAGATGGGTGCTCAGGGCTGGGACCGCGAGCAGGCGAACATCACGGTCTCCAACCAGGACCGCGACAACTTCGTCAAGAACATGGTCACCATCCTCTGCGAAGAGGACGTGGGCCTGACCGTCTTCCGCCCCGAGGCATTCGTGAAGGGTGGCTTCGACGGTCTGCCGGTCACCGACGGCGCTGGCGCCGGCGGCTGATGCCACGTGGCGCCCGGCAATGCCGGGCGCTGCCCATGACGAAGGAACCAGATGATGGCCAAGGTCATTGCACTCACCTCGTTCGAACACCACGGAAGCCGCAGCCGCGGCGCGGAGTTCGATGTATCCAACCAACACGCGGACTTGCTGGTCAAGCGTGGCCTCGTGAAGCTGGCTGGCGGGGCGGACGCCGCTGGCGGTGGTCCGGCTGCTCCGACTGGCGGATCCAATGAGGGCGCTCAGCTCGTCCGCCAGAAGGCTGCCGACGCGATCGCGGCAATTGCGGCGGTGACCGATCTCGAAATGCTGGACGCTGCGCTGAAGGCAGAGACCGGTAAGGGCGAAAAGTCCCGCGCCACCGTGATCGAAGCAATCGAAGCCGCCATCAAGGCGGCGACGCCGGCGCAGGCCTGAGCCATGCAGCTGATTACCGTCGACCAGGCCCGGCAGCACTGCCGGGCCGATAGCGCAGACGACGCGATGCTGGAGTTGTACGGTGCCGCCGCCGAGGGCGCTGCACAGCAGTTCCTCAATCGCCGTGTGTTCCCTGACTCCGACTCGATGGCCGCTGCTGTGCTGGCCGGCACTGCAGGGATCGACCCCATCCTAGTCAACGATTCTATCCGCGCTGCCATTCTTCTGATGCTTGGGCACTTGTACCGGACACGGGAAGACGTGCAGGGCGGCGACGGGGCAACGATCCAAGTCCCAATGGGCGCCCACAGCTTGCTGTGGCCCTATCGCATCGGCCTTGGGGTCTGACATGAGCCTGGCAGCGGGAAAACTCCGCCACCGCGTCTTGATCCAGCAGCAGGTGACGACCAAAGACGAAGACGGCGTGCAGACCACGACGTGGGTCGACGTGGCCACCGTATGGGCATCTGTCGAGCCGCTGTCCGCCCGCGAGTTCATCCAGTCCGGGCAGACCCAATCGGCGGTCACGGCACGCATCACCATGCGCTACCGCGACGGGCTGTCGCCTTCGATGCGCCTGGTCCACCGCGGCGAGATCTTCAACATTGCGGGCCTGCTGCCTGACAAGGTGTCTGGGCTGGAGTACATCACGATCCCGGTTTCGGCCGGCGTCAACGACGGGCATTAGTCGACATGAAGGTCGAGTTCAACATCACCGGGATCCCCGGGATCATCCGGACGCTGAGCAGCCTACCGGCCGAGGTCGTGAGCAAGAAGGGGGGGCCGGTGAAGCTGGCGCTGGCCAAAGGGGCGCGCTTCCTGCGCGACAAGGAGCGCCAGAACCTGCAGGCGGTGCTCGAACCGGGCGATGAGTCCACCGGTCTGCTGGCGCAGAACATCATCGCCACGCGCGGCAAGGCGCCCAGCGACGGCAACGGCGAGCGTTACCTGGTCCGGATCAAGCGCAGGATGTACCCGGGCCGCAGGGGGGAGCAGGTCAGCACGCTGAAGTCGGCACAGCTGAAGGAGTACGGGTCTGCGCACCAGCCGGCGCGCTCTTTCGTCCGTCGAACGGTGAACGAGCGTGGCGAGGAAACGATCAACCTTGTGGTCGGAGACCTGACTGTGCGGATTGATCGCCTGGTGGCGAAGCTGGCCCAGCAGAACCGGGGAGGCCGCTGATGTTCCCGAAGGTGTTCCAGACCATACACACGCCGGGTGTCGCGGCGATCGTCGGTGACCGAATCGGCCGGCACGGGTTCGTCAAACAGACGGAGCAGCGGCCCTACATCACTTGGCAGATCATTTCTGGTCAGCCCTTCGACAATCTCAGCAGCGCGCCAACCGGTGACTTCATAACCGTGCAGATTGACTGCTACTGCGGTGGCGAGAACGCCGACGGCCAAGTGGAGGCGCTGGCAACTGCCGTGAGGGCTGCGCTGGATGCGGGCCTGATCTGCAATCGACTGGTGGTCAATAACCGCGACCCTGACACGGGACTCTTCCGCGTCGGCATGGAGGCCGACTTCATCGACCAGCGCTGAGCCGCTGGCATCACCCCAACAGCCGCCGCAGGGCGGTTTTTCTTTGACCAGAGGACTTTGCAATGACCGATGGCGTCATCAAAACCCAGGGGTCCGAGCTCTACACCGTGGACAAGCTGAGTTCCAGCACCGCCTCGGTCATGAAGTTCGAGTGCCCGACTGGCATCACCGGCCTGGGCGGCGCTGCCGACCAGATCGAATCCACCTGCCTCAGCACGGTCGGTGACAAGGAGTTCGAGGGCGGCCTGGGCAATCCTGGGCAGGTAAGCGTCCCGTTCAACTTCATCCCGCGCAGCCAGTCGCACCAGATCTTGTTCGATCTGAAGGAATCGCGCGAGGTCATCGACTGGCTGATCGGCCTGAGCGACGGAGTAGCTGCGCCCACCCTGGGCACCGGCGATGCCTTGGTGCCCCCGGCATCGCCCCTGCGCACCTCGATCGGCTTCCGCGGCTACGTCTCGGATCTGAACATCGACATCGCCACCAACGAGATCGTGCGCGGCACGCTGACGATCCAGCGCAGCGGCAGCGTCGTCCCCCACTGGAACGGGCCGTACTCGGCCTGACGGCTCGCACATAGACCTTCGGGGTGTCCGGCTCTGCGCGCCCAGCCGTCGCGTACCCGGCCCCCACCTACTGAGAACGGCTGATGGACAAGAGCAAGATCCTGACGAGCAACGCGCCTGTCGCGCGCGAGGTTAAATTCAGCGACGGAACCACCGAGACCGTGCACTTTCGCCAGGTCAGCGCCGGCCAGATGCGTCGCTGGCGCGCGGCGGAAGCTTCCGGAAGCGAGGACGAAACCTGCTTTGCCATGCAGCGCCTGGTGGCAGCCAGCCTGTGCGACGCCGACGGGAAGCTGGTGCTGAGCGAGGCTGAGTCGCAGAACCTGACGGCAAACGGTCTTACTGACCTGTTTCCCCACGTCATGGCTGTTGCCGGCATCGGTGAAGACGCAAAAAAGTCATCGCCGAGCGTGGACGCGAGTACTTCAGCTGCATCCTAGGCCTCGCGCTCGGCAAAACGCTGGGGGAGATCGATGATCTCCCCGAGCCTGAATTCCAGCGATGGCTGGCGTTCTATCAGCTGTACCCCTTCGACGATCTGCATCGATACCACCGCCCAGCAGCGCTTATCGGCGCCAGCTTCGGCGGGTCGATCCAGAAGAACCTCGACTTCCTGCAGCCGGCTCCGGTTGCCCATGAGTTCCCCGACGCCGACCTGCGAACCCTCGCAGCATTCGGCCTGAAACCCCCGAGAGGCTGATCGCATGGCAACTGCCGGCTCCATCGTCATCGACCTGCTGATGAAAACCGGGTCGTTCGTGACGGACACCCAGCGGGCCGAGAAGTCCATGAAGTCCATGGGCCAGACCGCGGCGGGTGTCAGCAAGGGCATCGTGGCCGGGTTCACTGCCATCGGCAGCGTGATCGGCGGTGCCATCGCTGCATTCGCGAGCGTGGACGCAGCGATCACCGGCCTGAGCAATGCGATCAATGCTGCCGACCGCATCGACGAACTATCCGCCAGGTTCAGTATCTCGACGGAAACGCTGTCGGGGTGGGGCTACGCCGCCAAGATGACTGGATCGGACCTGGAAGGTCTGGTCGGCATCATTCCCAAGTTCAGCAAGAACATCGCGGATGCGTCGAAGGCCGGCAGCGACGCGGACAAGACGTTCAAGGCACTGGGGATCTCGGTCAAGGACCAGGCCGGGAACCTTCGGAGCTTCGAGGACCTGCTTCCCGAGGTGCAGAATCGGTTCGCTGGCGTCAGCAACGAGACCACGAAGACCGCGCTGGCGATGCAGCTGTTCGGCAAATCGGGCTCGGAGTTCCTGGAGTTCCTCAGTCTCGGTGCCGACGGCATGCGGACCATGGAGGAACGTGCGCGTTCGCTCGGCATCGTTATCGACTCGGACACTGCGGGGGCTGCGGCCGAGTTCAACGATCGCCTGGACGACCTGCGCGCCGCAACGCAGGGTTGGTTCACGCAGCTGGCCAGCGAGCTGTTGCCCACGCTGACTGATTTGACCACGCAGCTGGTGGACGTAGCCAAGGAGGGCGGTGGCGTCCGCGACGTCGCTCACGGGATCGCCTCGGCGTTCCGCGAGATCGGCAAGGCGGCTGAGATCTTCGGGGTGGTCGAGGACTGGCTGGATCGGCTGCGGGGCGGCCTGGTGGCGGTGGAGAAGCAGGGCAACGCAGCCATCAAGCTGGCCACCGGCCAGTACAGCGGCCTGTTCGGATCGCAGGGAGGCGGATGGGACGCCTTCGCCAAGGACTACATGGCCGGCACCGCCTATGCCGACAAGGGCTGGGCTGCCATGCAGGGTGGCGGAGCCGGCATCCCAGAGGGGGCAAGGAGCGGCCCCCGAGGTCGACGCACCCAAGCTACGGCGGAAGAGATCCAGGCCACCAAGGACCAGACCGAGCAACTGCGCCGGGCAGCGGAGTGGGAAGCAAAGCTCCAGGCCACTTGGGCGGAGGGCGAGAAGAAGAAGTCGGCGGCTGCAACGCAGCACGACAAGCAGGCCAAGAAGCTTCAGGACTCCTATCGGTCCACCAATGAGCAGCTGGAGCGGCAGATCGCCCTGTTCGGCGACAGCTCGGAGCTTAGCCGGGTCAACTACGAGATCCAGTCCGGCGGTCTGAAGGGCATCGACGCGGCCGCGCAGTCCGCGCTCCGTTCCAGCGCCTCGCTGCTGGACATGCTCGGCAACATCGACGAGGCCGAGTCGATCATGGGCGAGAGCGCCCAGAAGTTCGCTGACGCCTTCGATGGCATGTTCGGTATCGACGACGACACCAGCTCGTCGGTGGAGCAGACCTTCGGGCAGTGGAGCACCTACGCAGATCAGGCCGCGCGGAACATGCAGGACGCCTTCGCCGACTTCCTGTTCGATCCGTTCTCCGAAGGGTTGGGCGGGATGGTGCAGAGCTTCGCGAAGACGCTGCAGAAGATGGCAGCACAGGCCGCCGCTTCGCAGATATTCAAGATGATTGGAAACTGGGCGAGCAGCTACAGCGGCACGGGTGCCGGCTGGATCAATGCAATTGGCGGTGCGATCAGCGGCTCTTCTGGCGGCCGCGCCGGCGGTGGCCCGGTGGCTGCGGGCAGCATGTACCGGGTGGGCGAGGGTGGCCGGCCCGAACTGTTTGACCAGGGCGGGAAGACATACCTGATTCCCGGCGACGCCGGTTCGGTTCGTCCGATCACCGCAGGCATGCCCGCATCCGCCATTGGCGGCGGTGGCGGCATCACCAACAACTTCAACACCACGATGAACATTTCGTCCGACGGCACCAACACGACCCAACAGGGCGATGGCAGCGAAGACGCTCGCCGGCTCAATCAGTTCTTCGCTTCCAAGATGAACGAGTGGGCCACCCAGCAGTCACGGCCCGGAGGCCTCTTCCATCAGATGAGCGTGCGCAATGGCTGAGGTATTCAGCTGGTGCGTGCGCACCGAGATCACTGGCACCGGCGATTTCCGTACCCGCGAGGCGCAATTCGGCGACGGCTACCGACAGACCGCTGCCGATGGCCTAAACAACGAGACCCAACAGTGGCCGATTTCTATCGTGGGTAAGGAGTCGAAGGTAGGTCCTGCGCTGGCCTTCCTCCGCGCGCGGAAGGGAGCGGTGTCTTTCCTGTGGACACCACCTCTCGGCGTGCAGGGGCTGTACCTGTGCAAGACGTATAGCCTCATCCCTCATGGAAATGGCGTGTTCACGCTCAATGCCACCTTCGAACAGACGTTCCAGCCGTAAGGAATAGCCATGCCACTGACCCCAATTGATACGACAACCGACCACGGCAGCTACAGGGGAGATCCGGCCAAGACGGCCTTTGGGAAGGTCAACGATAACGACGCGTATCTGGACGGTCGGATCAGTACCGTTGCCACCGCTGCCGCGACCGCGGACACGAAGGCGTCGAATGCCGCAAGCGTAGCCGCTGCCGCTGTGCCGAAGTCTGGAGGCGAGACGGGGGCTATGACGGGGACGCTGGTAATGCGGGGAGGTGGCAACGCCGTCCGTCGGGCGAACCTCTTTCACAATGCAAATGCGTCGTCGGACTTCGGTGCCAAGTTGACCCTGTCCTACAACGCCAGCAACAGTGATCTGGCCGGTGTGTTCCTGGTCCCAACCGGGGCTAATGGGTTCGAATCCCAGTTCCAAGTCTGGCTGAAGGATGGAGATTTCTTCAACTCCGCATACGTATCGATGCTGGTTGTGACCCGGCAGAACATCTCGTTCCGTGGCAACAACCTCTGGCACGCGGGGAACACCACGGTGGATGCCAACAACTTCATCAAGAGAGCATGAACATGGAGCCCACCTGCACCGCAGCGTTCAATATCCAGCCCGATGGCGGGATCGTGCTCGATGGGGACCATGCTCCTGGGACAAGCATCGGCTGCTCTTTTGATGCATTGGGCATCGCGTGCGCTCGTGTTGGGACTGGTGTGTATAGGGTGGCTGGGCCGGGGATCAAGCCGGCAACCGGGTGGCGTGCGAGCGTGTACCGTGACGAGAACGACGAGCAGACCATCCGCCTCGCCATTCAGCAGGATTCTGACGCGGTGATCTATTCATGCACCGATCCGGCAACCGGAGAGGCAAAGGACATCGTCTACTTGCTGACGGTGCGCGTAGTCGTGGATGTGCTGGAAGGAAACTCGCTTGATGATGCTGAGTTCGAAGCTCCATGATCACCGCCGACGCACAACAGCTAGAGCCAGGTGGCCGCATCACCCTGTTCGAGCTTGATGCCAGTAGCTTCGGCGCTGATCAGCTGTTCTTCCACGCGCACCTGCAGTCGGGCGTGATCTGGTGGCAAGGACAGGAGTACGGGCCATGGCCAATCGAGGCCGCTGGCTTTTCCCGCACCAGCGATCAGCCGCCGAACCCTCGATTGAAGGTGAGCAACATCGATGGCCGAATCACCGCTCTGTGCCTGCTGTTCGACGACCTGGTGGGCGCGCGGGTGATCCGCCGGCAGACGCTGGCCAAGTACCTCGATGCGGCGAACTTCCCCGAAGGCAACCCGACGGCCGACCCGAACGAGCACTTCCTCGACGAAATCTGGTTCATTGAGCGCAAGGTCTCTGAGACGAAGGAAACGGTCGAGTTCGAGCTGACGACAGCGATCGACCTCAACGGCGAGCAGCTTCCCGGCCGCCAGGTCATCGCCGGGGTCTGCGGTTGGCTGATCCGTGGCGGCTACCGCGGCCCCTACTGCGGCTACAACGGGCCAGCCGTGGCCGATGCCAACGACGTGCCGACGACCGACCCCGCGCGTGACCAGTGCGGCGGCAGGGTTAACAGCTGCAAGCTGCGCTTCGGTGCCGACAAGCCGCTGCCCTACGGCGGATTCCCGGCCGCTGGTCTCCTGCGTACCTGACCCATCGGAAATTCCGTATCCCATAGCTCGCGCCGCGCGGGCTTTTCTATGAGTGATCCATGGAACTGAGCACCCTGCACGCCATCCAGGCGCACGCCGTGGCCGAGTACCCACGCGAGTGCTGCGGCCTGATCGTGGCCGGCCCCGACGGGGAGGCTTACATCCCATGCCGCAACCTGGCTACCACGCCCAGCGAGCACTTCCGGCTGCCCGCAGAGGACCTCGCCGATGCCGAGGACATGGGCGAGGTGCTGGCCGTTGTGCACAGTCACCCGAACGCCCCCGCCACGGCCTCGGACGCGGACCGCGTTATGTGCGAGGCCAGCGGCTTGGCGTGGCACATCGTCAGCGTTGGCCAAGTCACCGGTGCAGACCCGGAGTGCGGCGACCTACAGACCATCGAGCCGTGCGGCTACGACGCGCCGCTGGTGGGCCGGCAGTTCTCCCACGGCACCTTGGACTGCTACACCCTGGTTCGCGACTTCTTCGAGCGCGAGCTGGGCATCCAGCTCAGCCAGTACGAGCGGGAGGACGACTGGTGGGAGAAGGGTCAGGACCTCTACAGCCTGGAACGGCTGCGCGCCGAGGGCTTTGAATTGATCGAGGGTGAGCTGCGGCGCGGCGACATGGTGCTGATGCAAATCCGTTCGCCCGTCCCGAACCACGCCGGTGTCTACCTCGGCGACGGCCAGCTGCTCCATCACATACACGGCCGCCTGTCGGAGGTCATCACCTACGGCGGCATGTGGGCCGAGCGTACCCGCTACATCGTCCGCCACAAGGAGGCAGCCCATGTCTGAGCGCCTGCGAACCATCCGCCTGTACGGTCAGTTGGGCAGCCGCTTCGGCCGCTCCTTCCGGCTGGCCGTCAACAGCCCCGCCGAGGCCGTGCGCGCGCTGTGCGCGATCCTGCCGGGCTTCGAGCGGTATCTCCATGGCGCCAAGCGGAATGGCATGGCCTTCGCTGTCTTCATCGGCAAGCAGAACCTCTCCAAGGAGCAGCTGCAGGACCCACCGGGAAATGAAGACATCCGCATAGCGCCGGTGCTGCTCGGTAGCAAGCGAGGCGGTGTGCTACAGACCATCCTCGGAGTCGTCCTGATCGTCGTTGGCATCTACGGGAACATTGCTGGTGGGTGGGGGCAGCCGTTCATCAATGCCGGCGTGGGAATGGTGATTGGCGGCGTTGCCCAGATGCTTGGACCGCAGCCGAAAGGCCTAGGCTCCCAGGACAGTGCCGAGAACCGACCGAGCTACAGCATGAACGGCACCGTTAATACCCAAGCGCAGGGCAATCCTGTGCCGGTCGCCTACGGCGGCCACGACCAGAAGGGCATGCTCATCGGCAGCGCGGTGATCAGCGGCGGCATCATGGCGGAGGATCAGCTTTGAACCTGCCAGTCCAAACTTCCATCGCACGTGGGCTGCAGCTGGCCGGCGCAGGCGGCAAGAGCGGAAGCAACGCTCGCACGCCGGTGGAGACCCCGGACAGCCTGCACTCGATGGCTGTGGCCAGGATCATCGACCTCGTCAGCGAGGGCGAGATCCGTGGACTGGTGGCCGGCAACCAGTCGATCTACCTGAACCAGGTTCCCATCCAGAACCCGGACGGCGGTCTGAACTTTGCTGGCGTCACCGTCGACACCCGATCAGGGACACAGGATCAGGATTACATCCCGGGGTTTCCCTCGGTGGAAAACGAAATCGCTGTGAACGTGGAGCTGCGCAGCGATCAGCCTGTCGTGCGCGCGGTCAGCGGTTCGGACCTCTCGGCCGTTCGCATTCGGCTGGCCGTCCCGGCGCTGCAGAAGGTGGATGAAGAGAACGGCGACCGAAACGGCTACTCGATCAGCTACGCCGTGGATCTGTCTGTCGACGGTGGCGCCTACACCACCGTGCTCAACGATGCGATCACCGGCAAGACCACGACGCAGTATGAGCGCAGCCGTCGAATTGACTTGCCGGCTGGCTCGCAGTGGCAGGTTCGCATCCGCAGGCTGACCCCTAACCAGAACAACTCGCTGATCTCGGACACGGTGAATGTGCTTTCGATGACCGAGATCATCGACGTGAAACTTCGCTATCCCAATAGCGCGCTGTGTGCCGTGCAGGTCGATGCGAGCCAGTTCCAGAACATCCCGTCGCGGTCCTACCGAGTGTGGGGGCGGATCATCCGCGTGCCCAGCAACTACGCCCCCATCAGCCGCACCTACAGTGGCATGTGGGATGGCACCTTCAAGTCGGCATGGACGAACAACCCGGCCTGGGTGTTCTTCGACATCGTCACCAACGACCGGTTCGGCCTCGGCAACCGCATCCCGCTGGACTGGGTGGACAAGTGGCGGCTGTACCAGATCGCCCAGTATTGAGATCAGTTGGTGAGTGACGGCATGGGCGGCCAGGAGCCGCGGTTCACCTGCAGCCTGTACCTGCAGAGCAGGGCGGACGCCTACAAAGTGCTGCAGGACATGGCCGGCATGTTCCGCGGCATCAGCTTCTACGCCGCTGGCCAGGTCATGGCCTCAGCCGACATGCCCAAGGACCCTGGGGCGACCTATAGCCAGGCCAACGTGATCGAGGGCCGCTTCCACTACGAAGGTAGCGGCCGGAAGGCGCGCCACACCGTCGCGCTGGTGTCGTGGACCGATCCGGACGACTTCGGCCGGCAGAAGGTGGAGGTCGTTCAGCACCTCGACGCCATCGCGCGCTACGGCGTGAACCAGACCGAGGTCACGGCGATCGGCTGCCATTCGCGGGCGCAGGCGCAGCGGGTGGGCAACCACATCCTGTACACGGAGAGCCTGGAGACCGAGACGGTCAGCTTCTCGGTAGGCTTGGACGCGCTCAACTGCATGCCAGGCGACGTCATCCAAGTGGCCGACCCGAACCGTGCAGGGCGCCGCAACGCCGGCCGCATCCGTGCCGCAGGCGCCAGCAGCCTCACGCTGGACTTGGTGCCCGAGACGATGGAGGTTGGTGACACCTTGCGCGCCACGCTGCCCAATGGGCGTACGGAAGGCCGGACCATCAACGGGATCGATGCCGCCACTAGAGTGGTCACGGTATCGGCGCCGTGGTCGGCCGTCCCGGTGCCGCAGTCGGTATGGGCCACCGAATCCAGCGATCTGGTGCTTCAGCTGTTCCGCGTGATCGCCGTCACTGAAGGCGAGGAACTGACCTACAACATCACCGCGCTGAAGCACGTCCCGGGCAAGTATGCGGCGATCGACGATGGCACCCGCCTCGAACTGCCACCGATCAGCATCATCCCGCCCGGCGTGCAGCCTCCGCCGAGCAACGTGGCCCTGTCCTCGCACGTGGTGATCGAGCAGGGCATCGCCACCCCGACGCTGACCATCCAGTGGGACCCGGCCGACAAGGCCATCGCATACGACGTGGAGTGGCGCCGCGACGACCTCAACTGGGTGCGCGCTGGGCGCGTGGCCACCACCAGCATCGAGGTGCCCGGGATCTACGCCGGCCAGTACCTTGCACGGGTGAGGGCGGTGAATGCGCTCAATGCCGTCTCGCTCCCGGCTTTGAGCCCGCTCACGGCGATCACCGGCAAGACTGAGCCGCCGCCTGCGGTGACTTCGCTGACTGCCACATCCATCGTCTTCGGTATCCGGCTGACCTGGGCATTCCCGCCCGGGGCTACGGACACGCAGCGCACTGAGATCTGGCGCAGCTCCGGCCCGAACCGCGAGACGGCGACGAAGCTGGGCGACTATGCCTATCCTCAGAACCGCCTTGAACTGGACGGCCTGGCCGCAGGCGCGCGCTTCTATTTCTGGGCGCGGCTGGTCGACCGGAGCGGCAACATCGGGCCCTGGTATCCGGGAGGCGCCGGAGTGATGGGCGAGGCCAGCACGAACCAGTCGGAGTACGACGCGTACTTCTCAGGGCGTATTACAGAGAGCGCGCTGGGGCAGGATCTGCTGGCCAAGATCGAAAGTATCGACCAGATCGTGCCGCTGATATGGGAGGCCGGCGCCACCTATGAGCCTGGCGATACCGTCGTGCACAACGGCAAGATCTGGCTGTGGAACGACAATACGCCTGGCAACCAGGAGCCGCCCGGCACGAAGTGGAAGGATGTGGGCGACGCGATCGCACAGGCCGGTGCAGTGGTTGGCCGCGTCAACACGTTGGAACTTCAGGTCAACGATCCGGAGACTGGGCTGCAGGCAGTCGGCCAGAAGACGGATGGCCTCTTCGCTCAACTCGACGTGCAGGCTGCGGGCGACAGTGATTGGGGCGCTGGAGACGAAACGGTCTTCGCTGGCACGCTGACCGTCCAAACTGTGATTGCCGAGGGGGACTACGCACAGGCGAAGCGCACCGACACCGTGGAGGCTCGCGTCGGCGAGACCCAGGCTATGGTCCAGCAGACGTCCCAGGCGTTGGTGGACTTGAATGGCCGTATCAGCGCCTCGTGGACCCTGAAGCTGCAGGTGGCAGCCAATGGCCAGTACTATGCGGCCGGCATGGGCCTCGGCATCGAGAACCAGCCAGACGGCAGCTATCAGAGCCAGATCCTGATGCAGGCTGACCGCTTCGCTGTGATCAACGTGGTGAATGGAAACATCACCGCCCCATTCGTAATTCAGAACGGCCAGACGTTCATCAGCCAAGCATTGATCGGCACCGCGTGGATCACCAGCGCCAACATCGCCGATGCCGCGATCACCAACGCGAAGATCAGTGGGGCCATCCAATCCGATGATTACGTGCCGGGGCAAAGCGGCTGGAGAATCAACAAGGCGGCTGGTGGTGGATTCGAGTTCAATGGCGCCGTCGCCGGCGGATATCAGTTGAACATCACCAACCAAGGTATTTACATCCGCTACCCGAACGGCAATCTCGCCGTGGAGCTTGGAGTGCTGCAGTAATGGTCGACATTGGGCTGAGGGTTTGGACCGAGAGCGGGTACGTGGAGACTTCGGTTACCACCAGGCTGTCGAAGAGGATCGGGTCCTACACGTTCCCGCTCTACAACCCTGTCAATTCCAACAACAAGTGGGTCGCGCCACCCGAGGCAAATGGAGGGCTCGTCGTCAACGACTTCCTTGGCGGCGAGCCTTACTACTACTTCACCTGCGAAGGCCAACGATCGGTGTACGGAATGCTGGTCCCTTCGGTGACCATATCGGGGAACAGCATCAACTGGAGCTGGGATCCTGACGTGGTGAACTTCCACGTCAGGATGGAGATGTTTCCGAGCAAGCCCACGACGGATACCGTCGGCGGCATCACCCTTCATTACGGGGTATACAGCTGATGGCCGTCGGACTACGCGTGCGGAACCAGGGAACCGGGCAGATCCAGATTGGGGCTGGCTATCAGAATCTACAGCTGGCCAAGTCAGGGACGCTCAACACCGGAGCTTTCTCCGGCGGCGGGACTGGCGGCTCGCCGCCATTTGCCTCATGGTCGCCGAGCGGGGTCCTGGCCTCAACGAGCGGGACATCGAATCTCCATGTCTGCCGCTACATCAATGACAGCGTCGCAAGTACGACGGGATTCACTCTGGTTCAGACCGGTGTGACGTGTTTCGTCTACGCTTCCAACCAGGCGCCGAACAAGACGCTGGAGTACTACACGTTCAATGCCACCGAGCGTGCGGCCAGTGGACCGGTTGGTCTGCGCATGCGTGGCGAAGACGGCACGGTCTTCTACGACTCCCGACGCAAGGGTCTGCGGGTACTACAGGTGGTGGCGCTGCCAACAGTCCCAGGGCCTCCCGTAGAGATCGGCCAGTTCTTCCCTGGGACGAAGATCGGCATTGCCATCCCGTCGCCGCGCTTCTACTACTTCTCGCAGTCACAGGATCGGTGCACCATGAATGCCGATCATTTCCACATGACCAGCGACAACCGGATCTTTCTCTCGCGGTTGCAGGTGACTCAACAGACCTTGATCACCAACACCTTCCCGGTGGGCGGGGTGACGATGGGGCCGCAGAACGCCACGATTTTCATCGTGGACCTGACCGAGGTGCCGCTGGGGTTCGGGTAATCGCGGGCCGTCACGCCGCCGCAACGCTGGCTCGGGCGAGATGGTGTCCATGTGCTACTCCGCCCAGATCACCGCCTCACTTAGGACGGCCATGGCCATCTTTGGTGTGACCGGCTATCGAGACACGGGAGCGGGTTTGGCGTAAGGAAGTGGGCTTTGCCAGATGGTGGACCCGAGTGTCGTGGAAGATACCCAAACCGACTATGAGCAAGAGGATCAACCGTTGAGCGCTTCCATGCTTCCGAGAATTGTCGGTTTCGACGTGCCGCAGCTACATGACCGCGTCGATTCCTCTACTGATGAGGCCATCATTGCGTTGTTGGATCTTGCGCCAGGAGCCCACTGGACTGAACTCTTCGTGAGGAAGTGCGAGGCGCTGGCGTCTCAGCTCTCCTTGGCCGAAGTCCGGGTTGAAGGCTCCAGGATCTATTTTTACGGGTCAATCAGCGACTCAAGAGCGCTCGCCGATGCGGTCATGTCCATCGTTCACGTGCTGAATGATCAGCTCATGCGAGAAGGGAACGACGCAGCCTCGCGGGAAGAAAACTCCTAGGAGCAAGAGATGCGCGACCAGCATTGACCTGCAATCTCCGCTGCGCCAGGGTGACCACGAAGACTGGATCGGACCGCAAGTCTGCCCTCGAGGTCGTCCAACCATTCTGCGCGTGTTCCATGCGGGTCCCTGACGTAGATGTCACATGCGATCCGGATGACGGGTTCAACCTCATGGCGAAAGCTAACAGCAGGTAGGGCACCAGACTTGAATGCCAAACTCCAGTGGGTGAGCTCGCGTTCGACGTCAACGAAATCCTTGTTCCTCATGCGTTCCATGTTCTGCTCCTATTGGGACTGCACTGTACACCCTTCAGAACATCGGCCTGTTCATGACGCTTGTTCATATTTGTGCCAATCCGGCACGGCTGCGTAACGCGCTGGGGGGCACTGTGGGTCGGCAGCAGATGGCTGCATCGGAGTAAGAAATGAACAATTCTCCCCAGAACCAGAACGACCGTCCCAACTCGGATGGCGAGAAGAAGCAGCCAGGCCAGCAGGGTCAGGTGGACGGGAACGAGCTTGGCGGTGAAGACCTCGCCGGAAAGCAAGGTCAGCAACAGCAGCAGCCGGGAAGCAAGGAGCGTGAGCAGTCGACCCATGGCCAGGACCAAAAGGGCAGTGCTGGTCGCGATAGCCGCCGTTGACGTCTAAGGAGTGGCCGCGCCCAGCGCGGCTTCTTCTGTATCAATAGGAACGTTGGTATGTCGTCCCACGCTCAAGCTGTGAACTTGATGACGAAGATCATGTATCAATCGCGCCCGGCGACCATGACGACGATGGCTCAGTGCCGGACCTGTCAAGGGCAAAGCCCTGGTGGAATGGAGTGTGCGCGGTGTTTGACTGAAAAGTTGGGAAGGGTGATTGCAAATAGAGGCGCTGCTCTTTGCTGGCTTGAGTCGTTCCTGAAAGTTCAGCGAGACGAAGCACACGTGTTCATATGTGCAAAGAGAGTTGATGCGTCAGCCTTATAGCAGTCGCATTCCGGCCTGACATTGCGCAAGCGTATGCTCGTTACATCTAGGAGCAACGCTATGAATTTCCCGATATGCATCTACGATCGAACGGGTACTGGGCTCCGGCTTCCTTCCGAGTGGTGGATTGATCTGCAGTCAGATCTCCCCGCTTTAGTGAACGGTAGTGAGCGCATAGATCTGCCACGTTCCTCGAAAGATGAGCGCCCTCACCTGGATCCTCAAGTTCTCAGTGATCTATCCAGACGAATCCGGGGCTCGCAATGGCTAGATTAGATCCAGCTCAAGCGCCAGGCGTGCGTTGGCTTTTCTTCCGACTTCGCAATGGGCAGTCGATCAGCCCGGCTAGGCTAATGTCTGTCTGGCGCGAAGCTACGGAATCAACCGATTGCGCAGTCCGCCGCGAAATCATTGACGGCGCTGGCTACGTATATGCTCTCTATGCACCAAATGGACTGCGCTCCCCACGTCGTGTGGAGCTGCGCATGAGAGCACTTCTGGAAGAAGCCGGGTATGCCTTCACGATGGGGAGTTTGGCTGGGAGGCACCCAGCCGACGGCTGAGGTGCGACGCTGATTATGTCACCCGATTTGGCCACGAAGACTGGCTCTGGCAGCATCTGTTGCCGGGTCGTCGAGCCTTAGGACGTGGTCGCATTCGTCCAAGCGCGCGTTACTGACCGCTTGCCGCTTGCCGCATCCTGCGCATGCGAGCAGGGTGCCTCCTGGCATGGTCTCCAAGCCAGGTGTTTTGGAATGCGTGATGTGTCGGCAGTGGTTGCAGCGTACGCTGATTGTGTTCACGCGTTCGATATTGCCTTCGTCGCGGCGCACCACATGTATATCCAAAACGTAGAAAAGGCCAGTGTCGGGCATTGCTTAGTACCGAGAACTTTCGTGCGTGGTGCATGTCGTTGGGCCTGCATCATGTGACGAAGTTCCGAATTCAGCAACATGCGAACCTGACGCGTTCAGGGCTCGTCCGCCACCTCGCGCTGACATGAACCCGTTGCTAGTAAGCTGGTCCCTCGTCAAGGAGGTGTGCCATGCCCATCAGGGCTGCCGTATCGCGAGCAGCGCCGGCGAGGCGATCACCTGCGACCGGCTGGGCTTGTCTAATGGAAAGCTGGATCAGATTGTGGACGACGCGGCCCGGTTCAACCGTAATGCCGGCGTCACGGGGGTGCTTCTCTTCGATGGTGAACGCTTCCTCCAGTACATGGAGGGGCCTGAGGATGGACTTTCAGTCGCCTATTCCCGCGTGTTAGGCGCGAGTAGTCATAACGGGATCGTGGAGCTGCAGCGAGGCAGGGTGGGTCAGCGCCGCCTGCCATTCTGGCCCATGAAATGGCTGCCCGCTGAACCAGATGAGCTCGGGCGCGTAGCTCATGCGGATTGGACCCGATTCAATCAGCGGCGCGATCACCAAGCAGCCTATGCGACTGCCATGGATCTCCTGGTCGGGCTGGTGGAGCCGTACGCCATCGCAGTCTAGGCCCTGTCGTTTGGCTCTCCGATTTGCTCGGTCAGAACCCTCAACGATTGCTCGAAGGCGGCGGCGAAGAGAACACCGCCATCCTGCTTGTGCTTCGCTGCGATGCTGGGTAGCAGGCGCAACCAAGTGTCGGTCAGCTGCTCGGGCGCGGGGTGGGTCAGTACAGTAACCCGCAGTGCGTACTCCATTGCCTTGAGATACCCGCGATGGACCTCAATCGCAACTTCGCAGGAGTGGACTCGGTCTAGCAGTTCGGAGATGCCATCGGTCATTTTGGGTCCTCGATATCTAGTGGTTCGTCGGGCTTGGGGTCCAAGAGCGCTAGGAGCTTTTCGCGACGACGCTGCTCGAGCCAGTGATGCCAGATCTCCATTTCGTCCATCAATCCTGTAGCTCCGCAAGCTGGGCACTTCAGGGTCGTGCCCCTGATGTCCGTATGGAATCCAGCATCGTGGGCCAGTGATGACCTAAGCCCACAGTTCTTGCAGGTTGAGCGCACCTGCTCCAGGCGGATGATTGCGCCATTTCGCGCAAGCAGGGGCAGGATCGAGTGGATCCTGAACGCATTGGGAGGGTGCATGGCCGTGCCGTTTAGGGGCTGGACACGGGAGCAAAGGATTCTGCACCGGAGAAGAGCCGCGAGACAGAAGTGTCTACTACATGATGTGAACCTCGCATCACACCAAGCTCAAGTGGACTCTCGCGCTTACTTCCCTGAGCCTCGGGGCTGGTGGACTCGAAGCGCTCACGCTGCCATATTTCGCAGAACTTCCGGCTGCTTTCTAAATGAGCATCCTCAACGTTCTGCTCACTCGTGACCACCTGGTCGTCGCGGTAGACACTCTGGCAGTGGATTCCCGGACAGGGGCGCATTCTGCGGGGGCGAAGCTGCTGCTGATCCCTCAGCACAACCTGGTGCTTGCCACTCGGGGTTCCACCCAGTTCTTCCTTCGCATCTATGAGCTGGCGCTGCAGGCGAGCTTCCGCGCAGATTTCACAATGGAGCAGCTGTCCGTCGAGCTGGGGTTGGTCGTGGACCAGCTATGGCCGAACTATGAGAAAGCAGCAGTCGAGGCCGGCCTGCCGATCGAGCAGCTCGGGACCGAGCTGGTGCTGGGTGGTTGGTCGCCGAAGAACGGCCGGATGATGGCCACGGGGTACGCCAAGAGCGACAGTCAACGCTCCTGCTTGGTGCAGGCTATTGCGGGCCAGCTGGCGTCACCCGGGGAGCCGCTCCGGGCATTGACGCCGAGCATGGGCCAAGCCGATCTGATGGCCCACGCGCGCCTGCAGGCCAGTTACCTCAATGAGCAGATGGGCCGGCAGGTGGCGGGAGGCCGGCTGTTAGCCGGCTTCCTGAAAGCGGGGCAAGCCGTGATCAAAGATCTAGGTGAGCTTTAGATCTTCGGGCGTTAGCCCGGCCAAGGCGAGGATCCTGTCCTGCCTCATCTGCTCGGCCCAGAGAGTCCACGCTTGGTCTAAGGTCAAAATCCCTGTCACCCGGCATGCCGGACACGTGAGTTCTACCCCTCCTTCCACCTCGGCAAGGCCATACCCTCGGGACATACGGGACTCGTCGCCGCATGAACTGCACTTGGCGTGCAGAGTTTCGACTTGCTCGATCGTTCCGTTGAGGCGCAGCAGCGGGCGGATCCGAAGGATCCGAAAAGCTGTCAAGGGTGTCATGTGCCGTGCCTGCAGGGGGCTAGACACGGGGGCGAAGGATTTCGCGCCTGAGAGGAGCCAGATGCGTCAACCATACAGCATGAATCGTTAAGAACTTCGTGTTGGACGAATTCTCTTCGACGGACGCTTGGCCGGCAGCAGCTCAGCCCGGAGCGCATTAGCTGCCCCACGCCAGTAGCCATCCCGAACGATTCAGACATGTGCCTGCGGCTTCGCAGGATCTGCGACGGCCAGCCGTATCCTTCCGGCCATGCGATCTTCCAACGGCTTCCGCACCGCCCCGATTCCCTCTGGCTGGGTCCAGACCGGCGAGCGCTGGGCGCTTTGGTACAACGGCCGGGAGACGGCCAGCGTGACTCCCGATGGCGGTCCTGGGGTCCGGCTATGGATGGAAGGCCAGAAGATGTGGCAGGTGAAGGAAGTGCGCGCGGCCAACGTCCGGCAGGCGAAGCAGTACGCCGAGCGGTGGTGTGCGGCCAGGCTCTATCCCGATCTGCCCCTGCGCCAGGCGGTTGCCCGGCTGACCGACAGCACCCCGACCCAGCCGCCACCGCCACTACCCGGCCTGCCGCCGACCCGAGAGCAGCAGCAACAGGCCCGGCGTCTGGCCGAGGCCGGGTCGAAGGAAATCGAGCGGATCAAGGCGGCGCTCGAACCGCGCAAGCCGCCGGCAGAGACGAAACCCCGAGCGAGGGACGCCCGCACCAAGGCGTGGGTGAGGGCAGGGCTGCAGCAGATGCGGCGGGGCATTTGAGCGAAAATGGACCCACGCCGGTCCCATCTGTCACGTAAGCCATTGATTAAACGAACAGTGGAAGCCCCCTCCTAAGGGGAAGGTCGCCCGTTCGAATCGGGCCGGGGTCACCAGAATCAATGGCTTGCGATAGCGGCTATATCGCCATGGGCCATATCAGGCCATCAGAAGGCACCACTTGGTCACGGTGGTCACAATGGCGAATCAATAGGTTAGCTTCGCCACCGCGCCATCATCGCCCTCAGGGGTGAGGTGTGCGTAGTACTTCTCTGTAGTGGCGTAATCAGCATGACCGGCCAGGAGCTGCACGCACCGCAATGGCACGCCAGCCATAACCATATGGGCGCAGAACGTGTGCCTCAGGCGGTGAAGACTCCCGCCAACGCCTGCCGCGGTCGCATCATCCTTGGACCAGTCGCTCACGGTGTCCTTGTGAACGCTTACCAGCGGATCGAGAAGGGTGGCTAGAGGTGCAGCGGCATGGGCGTTCAACGGCACCTCTCGCCAATTCCCTGACTTCGTGCGTCCGTCGCCGTCCTCGTCCGGATCGCTCTCGACCAGCAGGCGACCAGCAACCACGTTCTCGTGCCTCAGGTGCATCAGATCGCCGCGCCGGATTCCGGTGCGTGCCATGAACCGCCATAGGTTGGCCCGGGAGGCATTGGCCGCGTAGAGCTGCTGCATGGCATCAGCTGTATAGAACCGGACGGCAATGCTTCGCACCCCTCTTGGTGCCTGGATCCCCCCAAACGGGTTCGCATCCATTCCTTCCACTGCACGCCACGGCGGAGCGCGGCCTGCAGCCTGCGAACTTCCTTCCCCACAGTCTCCAAGCAAGCAAGCCAGGTCCACGCCTTCCACCTCGGGCAGAGCGTGCAACCTACCCGGAAGAGACCGAGGTCGATCAGTCTTGAGATTCTTCGCGTTCTTACTGAGAAGCTCGCGTGAACTGATGCTTCCGACGAAAGCGTCTTCGCAGAAATCCGCTCCCAGCCCCATAAACCCATATATCACCATCGTCCGCAGCTGCAACTCCTTAAGTTCCACGTTGCAATAGGCCAAAGCAACTGCTTTCTCACGATGCCAAGAAAGATGGTCGCAGACACCGCTACTACGGCGACGACAACCGAAGCGTGCAAATGAGATCGCAAGAAACTACTCGGATATGGCAGCCGAAGCCATTGGAGAACATGCTGCTAGTCCTGGACGCTGAAGTGGTTGCCGGCTTGTGGAAATCTCGCCGACTGCGCCGGCCGGGCGGTTGCTCGGTGCGTGTCGTCGGCGGGCAGCGGTGTTCGTGCTTTCTCTGCCGAGCGCTGCCGCATCTCCTCGCAGAACGCGGGCCATCCGGGCGGCGCCGCAGCACAAGTGATCTCAGTACCTGGCATTGGCTGTGGTTATCGCGATCGCGATGGAATTGCCGACCTTTTTTCTTACCAAGCGATTGGGATAGCATCGACTTGGCTTTCGAGGGAAAGAAGCCTCGATCGCCGATCGGTCTAACATGGAGATGGACAATGCTTTTGAAATACGCTCTTGCTGGGATGCTTGGATTTGTTGGCTTAGGCGCTCTTGTCGCAGACGTGAATGCTGCCGCTGTCCGATGCGACACCTGTCGAATTGATGGTGACTATCGCGCTGAGGCCGTTCGTCAAGGGCCCGGGACTCACCTGATTTTTAATGTTACTGACAACCAGATTCAGCAGTACTACGTTGGTACAAGCTCCGGTGGCGGCGGTGGTGGCATTGAGCCGAGAGCCGCAGGACCTCTGGTTGTGCGGGAGACTCCACCGGCGGGTGCCGTTGAAGAGGTGAACCGAGCTCAT